ATGTTTACAAATAAGAAATTAATTCGATTTGGTTTATCGTTGTTTGTATTTTTAGGGATAATTAATTTTACAATCAGCTATTTCCAAACATATCTTGAAACAGCAGCAGATATTAAATGGGTAATTCCAGAAATTTGGAAAACTATTTTGCTAGATGTTCCTCAAGGTATACTTGTTCTTTTAGGCGCAATTGCTTTATATGATTTCACAAAAGAGGCATCACAAAAAGACGCATCAATCTAAGTGTGTCTTTTTTCTATTAGGAATTTCATAGAGTTTTGCTGGAGAAATAGAATGAAAAGCCCTAATAAGGGCTTTTTTCTTTGTAGGAATTTCTTATCTGTCATAGAAACCGGTCACTTGGAGGTGTTATAGCGAAAGCCATTTACAGTACAGAAAAATCTAAGCAGCAGACGGAAATATATAGGACATGGCATCATAATTATTGAGAAATTAATTGAACTTAGTAAGTATGAAGATATGACGCTAGAATTCATATTTTTTAATTTTTATTTATCCCGCTATTTGCCGGGCAGTAAGCCCCCCCACCTCAAAATTCAGCGGAAGCAAAGAAGTTAGGTAGGGGATGAACAAAACCCCACTGATTAAAGTTTCACTTTATAAAAATGAGCCCATAGTAAAAATAGGTATATGAACAAGGTGCATCATCTAGTGATAAGTCATACTTTGTTGGTGTACGTATTGAACTTAGTTTATAGCGCTATTTCTACTTAGATGTAACGAACAGGAATATAGGGAAGTATCGATGAGGTTGTATTTTATAAACGGAGGTTATGAAAATGAATCAGTTTCAACAAGAACTACAAGCGTTAAGCCTTAATGATTACCGCTCTGGAAATATTGTCTATTGGGACCAGCAAAACCAATATCCATATTACTATATTGAAGATGCTGCTCGTCGCTGTGGCGGTTGTGGTCGTTGTGGTGGTTGTGGGGGAGGTCGTTGTGGCGGCTTCCGTTGTGGTGGCTTCCGTTGTATTGGCTGCTTCGGTTGTTTTGGTTGCGGCGGCTGTGGCGGTTGTGGCGGCTGTGGTGGTTGCTCTAACTGTTTTGATGGTTTTACTGATACTACCGGTACTATTGTAACGTATGAATATTGATAACATCTATCTTGCTAGTTGCGGGCAGTAACATCCCCCAAAAAATTCAGCGAGAGCAAAGAGAAGTTAGGTGGCGGACTGCCCATAAAAGCCCGATTGGTGAGAGCTGATTAAAGTTTTACTTTATCAATTAAAAAACATTAGTTATATGTACGTGCCGACAAAGAATATAGCCATTATTAATGGATATATTCAATCATTCAAGTGAAAGAGTAACAATAAGATATATAGATGTAATCAAGATGTGATGGATAAAGCAATGACTAGATTTAAAATCTAATCATTGTTTTTTTCTTATGGTTTTATCATTAAATATCTGTCTAGTTTGGGCATTTCTTCCTTCTAGCTAATGATTTTATTACAACCGTGTAAGGTTAATGTAATGTTAATCGATAGTAAAATAAGTTGCTTAAGTGTATTTTAAATAAGATTAAAAAGTACTGTTTATCTACAAAACAATAGGGTAAATACTATGTAATTAGGAAGTGTATGAATATGGTTGAACTAAAATCTATTTTCCATTCGTATAAACTAAAGAGAAAAATAGCTAAAGATTTATACGGAAAAAGAGATGAATTATCACTGTTATTAAATGAATTTAATAATATGAAATGTACAGTAACATCTGAAAAGAAGAAAAATAATATATTATCTCGTTTGCAACTAATTTATCAAAATATGAAATCGGATAAGCAGTACCCTCTAGCAGTTGCTTTTGATAGTAAATTATTGGAGCGATTAGAAAAAGAATCTGTACATACTATTGAGGAGGGTGTAACATGTCTACATTTAATGTTAGATATGAATTATGAGAAGATAAAACAATATGGTTCGGGTACAAGTAGGTCATTCGTTCCATTATCGCAGTCTTCTATTTGTCTTGCTGATTGTATTTGTTTAACAGGATTTGTAGTAGGTTTACTAGGAACAATTTCATTTGGAGGATTACTGTTATCTATATGTTCAATTACATAACGCTTAATATTTGTAAAGAGAGCGCCGATTTAAGGTGTTCTTTTTTAGTTTTTTGTAAATTTTTTGTAAATGATAAGTACAATACATTATATAAATTGTATAATTTAAATGTATTAAAATATAAATATATGAGGTGCTGTATATGATAATTACTTTTAATTGTTAAAAGAGTCGATTTGATAATGTTTTATTCAGATAAATAGTTTTTACTTTTCTTTTAAATACTTGATTTAAATGGATTAGATTAAGTAACTATTGTTCTAGCTTTTTGATAATCAAGACAACTGAAGAAAGGAAGGAATCATTTTATGAAAAAATTAAGGCTGCTAACATTTGAAAATATAGTAGACCCCCTTTTAAATGAAAAGGTATCATTTATATACTTTCCTATTGAATGGTTGGACATCGTAGAGATACATTATAAGACATTTTTATTAACGAGTAAGTTGAAACGTTTGAATGAAAGATTGTATGATATGTTTTCGGATATATTGTTTATTCAGCATAATCCGTACGTATTAAATGAAAATACACCATGGATTGTATCGAAAGAACCTATTAGACAAGAGCAGCTCGATTATATTTTTCAAAGTTGGTATGAGATTATTCATGATTGGAAACCAAATAGATTAGTAGACCCCCCAAAATATGAATGGCAATCCGATTTGATTTCTAATTTGCCAGTACTACATGATAATGAAACGTATTCTAAGTGGGTGCCCGCTTTAATCTCACATATTTTTTGTGAGCGTCCTATATATTTAAAAAATACAAATGAAGAAGAAATCTATTTTTCCCCTCTTAGATCACAAAATATTTGTGAGGCGATGTCAGGGCCGATAAAAGATGAAAAAACACAAGATTTTTTCTCCTATGTATATCGATTCGAATGCATAACCCGCGGTGGTGAGAACGCTCCATTATTAAATATTTCAATAGGGATTCGGAGATTTTATCAAGAATATAAGATGATAGGTCAAACAAACCTTGATATGACAACGTTTGTTTGACTTTTTTTGATAAAATGCAAACATTTTGCAAACATAGGTTATCCAAAGATACTTTTACCGAAGTTTTTAACTGCTTCTTCCTGCATATTCGGTAAAACATGAGAATAGACACTTAATGTCATTGAAATATCTGTATGACCCAATCGCTCACTGATGATTTTAGGGTTAACTCCTTGTTTCAATAGTAGAGTTGCGTGTGTATGTCTTAAATCATGAAATTTAATTTCTTTTATACCTACTTTGTGTGTCATCCTAATGAAACTTTTTCTGAAATGTGCTCTTTTTATGATTCTTCCAAACTCATTACAATTTATTAAATCTTGATCTAGATAAGCAGAACCAAACCTTAATTTCTCTTTATTAATTAAAACCTTATGTTTTTTTAAGGCGGCTATTGTTTCATTAGGTACAGGAATTGTGCGTTTTGATGAATTTGTTTTTGCAGTTTTTTTGATTTTATTGTCATGACCAGATGTTTGATTTATTGTAACTGTATGTTTTTCAAAATCAATGTCCTGCCATCGTAAACCTAGAACTTCTCCCAAACGCATACCTGTAGTTATTGCAAGTAGATATCCAATGTGATATCGTGATTCTTGTGAATGAGCTAAAAACTTTTTTACTTCTTCCTCTGTCCAAGTCTGGATAGGGGTTTTTTCTTTTTTAGGTATCTCAGCAAAATCTGCTGGATTTCGAGAGATAATATTTTGTTTTACGGCTAGGTTTAAAGCGCTCTTTAAAATTCTATGCATAAGCAGAATAGAATTGTTTGCAATCCCTTTATCTATCGCATTCTTATAGCATTTTTGAATGTGCATAACATTTAATTTATGGAGCGCGACCATTCCTATACTAGGTATAACATGTTGGTTGATAAATGCCCTATAGCCAGCAAAGGTACTCTTTTCTATGCTCATACTTTTAATTTCTAGCCAATGATTTAGGTAATCTTTTAGTGTAACTTTAGATGGCTCTATAAAAGTTCCTTCATTCAACTCTGTAATTTTCTTTGCAACATCAGCCTGTGCTTCTTTTTTTGTCTTATACCCAGAAAACCACTTCTGTCTTCTTTTTCCTGTCTCTGGATCAGGTCCGATGTCAATAACAATACAATACTTATTTCCTCTTTTTCGAATATGTCCTTTCACTTAAAACACTCCTTCATTTGTTTTGAATCATGTTGTATAAGTCTAGTTGTAATTTTGCTGCTATGAAAATTACATGTTTGGACATATCAGCGATGGATATATTCTACCATATATAAACAATTTCAGTTATAGGATATGATTGTCATCCAATGTTAAATAATAGTAAAATATTAATAGAATTAGATAAAGGGGGATGTAAGACTATGAGAAAATTCACAAATGATCCAGGCGGACATAAAGTAACTAATCCTGGTGTAGGGTGGCATAATGAACCGGGTGGTGGTTGGAAACACAATCAAGAACCTGGTACAGGGTGAAAAATGATTTCTGATCCAGGCGGCGGTGGATGGGATATAAGTTTAGACCCTGGAACAGGCATATAGTACATAGGTGGAGCTTAACGGCTCTTTTTTTATTGTAGAAAAAAGAGCCGTTAGGCTCCCTTGAGAAACGTTGATATATAACGATTTTAAAACTTTCTCAATAAGAATCAGATAACTACACGACTGAATTTTGGAAAAAATGTGATATTATGAAAATAATAAAATAAACGGACGTGAAAAAGACCTACGACTGTGCAAGTGGTGCTCGCAACACCCTTACACCGTCCTCCCTAAACGCGCTAGGGAAAACACTTGTCATAAGTCTCAAACATAATTATAACACATAACCTAGATATAATGGCACGTTTTCCTGTAAATATAAGACATCTAGGGTAACGTTGTCTTTTTTGTCCATAAGGAGGACAAGGATTGTGCAAGTTTTATTGGATTTAAATGACATGCAGGAGTGTCTAAAATCAAATGGTTATACAAATCGTAAATTGGCAACACGTTTTAAAGTAACGCATACAACAGTCAATAGTTATTTTAAGAAGCAAGGTAAATTTGATTTTATGCACTTGGTTGATGCGCTGAAGCTATATAAGCCTAAAAATGTTGATTTTAGAAGGGAATGCATCAAAGAGTGTATACCTACACTATCACATAAAAATTTGAAATTAGCATTAGAAGTGTTAGATATGTTTGGAGAATATGATCTTCAAGACCTAGTAATTCAACGAATAATGAGTTTTAAAACTAATAAAAATAAAAGCGAAGAAGAAAAGAAAAAAGGCAATTCAAAAACTGTAAGGATAAATTTAAATTTGGTTCCATTATACAAAACATTAAGAGAAAGAAGTAAAAATACAACTACTCCTAAGAGGTTCTTTGAGAAAGTTGATAAAATGAGAAAAAATCAAAAATACTCAGATAACGAGCTGGTAATAATATCTGTTTTAAATACAATTTACTCTTTTTTTGATTTAGGTAATTATAAGATGGTCAATGAACATATTCAGCAATTATTACCGGACATCTTGGGAATTAAATGTCATACATTAAGAGATTCTCTTTTATTAAGAATAAAAGAAATGGAAGTTTTCGTTGCACTTCACGAAAATAATTTAGACGAATCACGTGAATTATGTTTTGAAATAATAAATGATCAAAGTAATTGCTATGTCAGCACAAAGGCAGTAGCATATTGCAAAATTGGAGAAAGTTATGTTTTCTCTGATTATCAAAATGCTAAAGAGTACATGGAGAAATCATTAAATATAATTGGTGTTCCAGTGAATAAAAAATTAGAAGTAAGAAGAGAAAAAGTACTTAATACACTATTATTTTTAAGAATATATCATGAAAAAGATTTACATACCATTAACCCAGAAAATCTAGATGATGCTGAAAAAGCATTCTTATATGTAAAGCTAGGTGAAAATCAAAAAGCGATTAAAATTTTACAAGCTTTACAAAATACAAATGGATATCTTAGTAGTTTTCAATTGTACTATATGGGGCTTGCGGTCGGAGGAGAAGAAGGGAAGAAATACCTAGAAATGTCTATAGAAAGTTTTTCTAAATCAGGTGATTATTTCTATATATTCCTACCAAAGACAGCATTGAAATGTTATAATTGAATTATATAAAAAGGGTGGTGAAACGCTTGAAAAATAAGCTTTTGAAAATAGTTTTCACTATTGCTACTGTAGCTTGTCTTTCTATCACAGCTTTTCAGGTGACAGAAAAAGATAAGGTGCAAAGTGCTAAAGAACAAAAAACAACTTTATATATGATTGATCCAGGCCCAGGAGGCGGGTAATTAATATAATATTAGAAATGACACTATCAAATTGATAGTGTCATTTCTGCTTTATAGGGAATGGAAACATTTTGACTGAAACGACAAAAACTTTCCACTTTAAGATGGTTAATATATAAAACAGGATGTAAGGGGAGAATTAAGGATGACGAAAGAGGAAATTGTAATCCTATTTTTAGATACTGTGAAAGAATATGCACCAGATCAATTAGAAGAATATATAGCAGAAATTAAAAAAATAGCCATTCCTAATTAAGGGGCTATTTTTCTGTTTTATTATGGTGTTTGCTAAGAGCTTGAGCGATAGCTAACATTTGTTCTAACGCCATATCTTCTTTATCCTTTGGCAGCGGTTCTAGCCATTCCATGATTTCTTTGAATTTTTTATATTTATCATCACTAGAGTCGTCATCTTTATTTTCTCCGTACAAATAATTTACAGGTACATTAAATCTCTTCGCTATCTTTTCTATGGTTTCACGACTTGGGAATGCTTTTCCATTTTCAAACTTTGAAACAGTCCCTTTAGTTAAATCCACTTCTTTTCCGAATTGTTCTTGATTCATTTTGTTATCTATTCGAATTTGTTTAATTCTATCCTTCATTTCCATATTTAAATACTCCCCTTTTTACGATATATCGTAAATTACGTTAATTACATTATAAAGTTTCCTAGCAAGAAACGTAAAGAGTAAAAAAGTTTCCTTCTCTGAAATTTTTTTGTTAAAAACACTTGAAGTTTCACGTTATGAAACTTATAATGAGTTTGTAAGCATCAGAAGGGAGTGATCAGATGCAAAATCAAAAACAACTAACGGCACTTCAAAAAGCGTTTGAAGATTCTGGTCTTAAATATCATGAATTAGCTAATATGGTTGGTATATCAAAGTCTTACTGCTATAAAATTATAAATTATAATCTAAGAGTTTATTATGATGTAGCTGTAAAAATATCAAATGTTTTAGGTAAAGAAACCGACATTCTATTTAATGAACAGGAAAAAAATTTTGAACATGAAGTTTCATTGGATGAAACTAAAGGGGGTGAAAAAAATGAGCCAATTACAAGTTTTGCAACATCCAGTAAATGAGTTTGTTTTTATGGAAGGGAATTAAGTTGTTCATGATGGTGGAAAGAAACTTTTCGCAGCAACTTGGAGAGACGTAAAATCAGCGTTTGCAGTAAACAGTTATTGCAACATTTTACAGAAAGATTTCAATGAAGAGATATCATACATAAAAGCATGACGGCCAAGGTTAGTATGATTATCCATCGCTAATATAATTTTGGAAGGAGAAAAAATAAATGGGATTAGATCAAATCATTAAAGAATCAATCCGCGAAGTTGTTCGAGAGGAGATACAAGCTGCTTTAGCGCAGTTCCAACAACAATCACAACCAAACAAAGTAATGAGGGTGAAAGAAGCAGCAGAATATCTCAATATCGCTGTTTGTAGAATGTATGAATTAGCAAGTCATCCACAGTTTCCAGTGATTAGGGAAGGGCGCAAATTACTTTTCCTACAAAAGGATTTAGAAGCTTGGCTTGAAACACAAAAGGAGGTGATTTAGTGGAAGATACAACATCGTTAGTTATATTCGCAATGTTTATCGCGTGCAGCGCATTGTTACTTTACATTACTTATGAACCAATAAAACAGTGGGCTTGGAGTGACGTAAAACAAAATAAAAAGACCCATGGCAGTGGGTCCTTTAAGAAAAAACAGTTGTTATAAGTATATCACGAAAAGTAGGGAAATAGTAGATGTATCTAACTGAATATCAAGTGCTATTACCTAATAAGTTTTGGAACTTAGCAAAGAGCAGGGATGAATTAAAGCAAATGATTGAACAGTATTTCAAGGCTGGTTATCCGCATTATGAAATTCAACGAATTATCAAAAGTGGACAAGTATATGTGGCGGTTTGTACAAGGAGGTAAATAAATGGCAACATTTCGAGTTAGTAAAAGTAAAAATTACACAACCATTAATAATACAGGTCTTCGAGATGAACGTTTAAGTTGGAAAGCAAAAGGAATATTGGCTTACATTTTATCGTTACCAGATGATTGGGTGTTTTACATGGAGGAAATATCTACTCATGCGAAAGATGGAATTGATAGTTTAAGAGTAGGAATGAAAGAACTAAAAAAATTCGGTTATGTTAGAAGGTTTCCTGTAAAAAACGAAAAGGGAAAGATTACTAACTGGGAGACAATTATTTATGAAGTTCCACAAGTGGAGAATCCAGATATGGAAAATCCACAAGTGGAAAAATCACAAATGGAAGTTCCATTTATGGAAAATCCCAAGCTACTAAGTACTAAAGAACTAAGTACTAATAAACAAAATACTAATATACAAAGTAGTGGTAGCATCTTCTCTTTCTACGAAAATAATTTCGGTATTTTAAATTCATTCATAGCCGAAAGTATTTCGCAATGGGTAGACGATACAAGCGAAGAACTTGTACAAGCAGCTATGGAGCGTGCTTTGAAACAGCAGAAGAAATGGAATTATGCTGAGGGGATTTTAAAACATTGGGTTAATAAAAACATTCGTAATTTAGCTGATGTTAATGCGGCAGAAATAGAGTTTAAAAACAAAGGTAAAAAAGGAGCGAATAGAAATGGCAACACCAATGAAAAAACTGGCAGAATCCCTGGAATCGAAGGTGAATTACCATTCTGATCAATGTATGAATCACTCTTATGAAATAGGTGGACAAACAATCATTAAACCAGTTCAAATGATTATTTATCAAGGTAAGCCTGTTTGTCCAAGATGTGTTGTTGAGCAAAACAATAAGGTTTTGGAAGAACAAGCTAACGCTCATTATAAGAAGATTAGCCGTTTACAGAAATTCAACATGCTGGAAAAGGCTAGTGTTATTACAAATAAGAAAATTCCTCTTTCAAGATTATCTGATTACAGAACCGTGTGTAATGAAACGATTAGTCACAAGAAAGCTGTTGAAGAAACTTTGGAGGATTTAAAGAAAGGAGAAATTAGAAAAGTTGTATTTACAGGAAATCAAGGGACGGCAAAAAGTTTCCTAGCATACAGTATGCTTCATGAATTAAATCAATATTTTTGGGATATCAGTCAAGAAGAAGAAAATTATCATCTTATGAAAAGTTGCTTGTACGTTGAATTAGAAGCAATAACAAGAATGATTATGGATTCTTTTGATGATAAGAGCAGTAAATATACACTTCAATATTTCGTTCAATTAATTGGACAAGCTGATTTTGTTGTGTTAGATGATCTTGGGGCAGAAAGTGGTTCAACGGATTCAAATAGACAGGCATCTGATTTCATACAACGCCTGTTATATGCGGTATCAAATGCTAGACAGGGAATGAGTACATTTACCACAACAAACTTTACTGGAAAACAACTTTTTAATAAATACGATGCTAAGACCGTTAGTCGTTTATTAGGTGATTCAAAGGTATTGAAATTTGCGACAGCTGATCAAAGGCTTGCAAACTTAGGTTTCTAATAAGGAGGAATAAGCATGTGTGTATTATGTCATGATACAGGAATTATTCGTAAAGAAACTTATCCAGGTGTGATTGAAACAAAAGGTTGTAATTGTGAAGTGGCAATACAGCAGCAAGAAGAAAACGATAAGCGTTGGCAAGCATGGTTAATAAAATTTGAATCAATGAAACAAGAGTTGAAACGGAATCAACAACAAAAAGTTAGTTAACAAGGGGGAGCAAGGAATGAAAAACACAGGTGTTTCAAGAAAAGTGGACGAGCTAGGGCGTGTGGTAATTCCAATAGAGTTACGTAGAACTTTAGGAATTGCTGAAGGTACAGCGTTAGGCTTTCATGTTGAAGGGGAAAACATTGTTTTAAGAAAACACGAAAAGTCATGCTTTGTAACGGGTGAAGTTTCTGAAACCAACATAGAGTTGCTAGGTGGCCGAATGTTTTTAAGCAAGGAAGGGGCAAGTGAATTACTGAATTTTATTCAGAAGAGTGGGCTGGCAGATGCCTAAGCAACTAAACATTTTTGATGTAGAGCCAGCAATTTGTGAGTTCGATGTAATGAAGGCAAATGTGAAGAGAGGAACTGGACGCACTACATACGCTGACGTACGCGTTCAGGTTCCAACGAATGCAAAGTGTACGGATGAATTACCACGCACAACTAAACAAGATGATCGCTATGATATTTTTGAACAGTATGTAATGGCAATATGGAGATTTCAAAGAGCTGTAGATAAGTTTTTCAATTGGGATACAGCTGAAGAATTGTGTAAGGCAGCAAGGGATAAAAAAGAAATAATTCCGGTACGGGTTTATTTAGGAAGTGGTTTTAAACCTGATGTTGTCGAGTACATGCGGTAGTAAAAAGGAGAGAGACATATGAAAAAAATAGAAATCGATGTTAGTAGCAACAAACTTTTAATAGTGAAGGACGGAAATGTAACAGTAGTAAATCCGCCAATGAGTGGATTCGGTGAGCAAGTTGCGGTTTGGGTAAACGGTAAAGTTGATCGTGTAGATACTAAGTTTACTGAAAAGATAAAATAATTTTTTACTAGAAAGTAGGTTCGCTTATGAGTGTAGCGAGAAATCATGAAGCGATGAAGGAATCACGGTTGAAGGTATACATTGCTTTAGAAGAAGCTAACTTCATTTGGGATGAAAGAGATGTAATTCTTTTTCGTGAAATGTGGAGTCAGGGCATGAGCTTCCCAAAGATGGCAAAAGCGTTAAGAAGGCACCAAGTGGAAGTTGCACTCCTTGTAATAGATCAGGCTGATAAGTATTTAATTGAAAATCGTCCGATAGGATTAGGAATTTGCTAAATAGGAAGGGGAAATCAAAATGAACATTATGGAAAATGGTGTATTAGAAGCAACTAAATTAATGAATGAAGCAAAAAATGAGGAACAAGTTATAAATGAAGCTACAGTTTTACAAATTGCAAGTATCTTATCGATTGATGAATTAAATGATTATCAGGAAGCAACATTACGAACTTGGAATAACAAAACTGATTTTGGAGGACGAGTTTCAAATGCAGCTTTAGGACTTACAGGCGAAGCTGGTGAAGTTGCCGATATTGTAAAAAAAGCAATTCATCATGGACATGGTTTCCAACCATCGCATTGTCCAGGAGAAGAGGACGGAAACACTTATAAATTAGCCTTAGAGCTTGGAGATATTCTGTATTATTTATCAATTATGGCGCACGAACTGGGATATACGTTACAAGATATTGCTGAAATGAATATTGCAAAATTAGCTAAAAGATATCCTGATGGTTTTAGTCGAGAAGCAAGTCAAACACGTGTAGATGTAAAGTAAGACCAAATTTGAATTTTATTGAGAAACGGGTAAAGAAATGGTTGTCGGGGATAGAGTTGTTTATGACGAAGATGGTGTAAGGCATGAAGGGGAAATTATTGAGTTTCTGTACGATGGATTAGCTTTAACAATGAAGTTAGATGATGGTGCTCACTTGACTTGCGGAACAAGATGGGTAAAAAAAGTTGGCCAACATTTATTAAATCAAAAACATTGTAATAACAGTAAAGGTGGAATGAAGGATGGAAAGTAAAGAGTACAAAAAAGGTTATTTAGAAGGGCAGTTGGATGAAGCGGAAACTGCATATCACAACTTGGATTCAATCCTTAGTCATATTAATGAAGAACCATCAGATTTTGCTAAGGAGTATTTAGAGAAATTAGCAAAATTCTTAACGAAACACGGTCGGTTGTAATTCAAACAAAAGCGTTATTTAAATAAAAAGAGCGCTAATTGAGAGCGCTCCTTATACCTCATTATAACGACAGTGACGAATTCACATTATATAGAAAGGCACTATTATTGTATGTCAGAGTATGAGATTAGTGTATAGATATAGATAAAATCTTTATTTAAAAATTAAAGAGTGGTTTTTAAGGGGCTCTATGACTAAGAGTTATTTTAAATTTTTTATGGTTTTGAAGTATTTAAGCAATAATTTTGTTTAAGATTAAGATATTTTCTCATTAGTAATACCGATTTGTTTCAGTAGACATGGCAATCGCTTTTGTTTCATGAACTGTACCATAGGGATGTTCTGGAGGTGCATATATAGAGTAAATTTTAAGTGCTTTATTCCCCATATTAATTACATTATGCCATTTTCCAGCAGGTATCATAACTGCATGGTCATCATAGACCATTTCTTGAAAATCTAATTTATCTTTGGTATCACCCATTTGAACGAGTCCTTGGCCCTCTTCAATACGTATGAATTGATCAGTTGTAGGGTGTACTTCTAAACCTATGTCATCTCCAACATTAATACTCATTAAAGTTACTTGTAAGTTTTTTCCTGTCCATATAGCGGTGCGGTAAGTATTGTTTTGTTTAGTGGCTTGGTTAATATTCAATACAAATGGTCTAGCTCCATAATCTGTTAATCTAACATTTTCACAATAAGGATTTCGGTTGTGGTTCCAATCATTATTGTTGTAACTGTAATAATAAGGATTCCAAGCGTAAATCCAATTATTGTTATTCCAGATGCTATCCATTGGGCTTTGAGATTGATAATAATAACCTGGAATATGTTGCATATCCAAGCTCCTCTCATAATTTTATCATTTACTTTTTATCCTATGCTGTTGTCTATTTATAGGAATGCAGAATAAGAGGAAATGGGCAGTAATAAAAAATACAAACAAACGTTTTTATTTTTTCAGGAAAAATAAAAGAACCCGTCTTTTATAAACGGATTCTTCCCACAAGGTCTGCAAGAAATTCAAGGTAACTGGACCAGAGCAACCTGTGGAATTCCTTGTGATAATATTGTATGCCAAAGAATCAGTAAGGTTAATGAAATCTAAACAAAATCTTATTTTAAAGCTAAAGAATGCCTTGTAGAGCGTTACTTATGCCTAATTATAAATGGTTATGTTCGATCTTAGATTTCTTGCTTGGAGGAATAAAATGCTCTGAAACAAAGTTTAGATAAATAATACAGCTAATTATGGCAATATAAAACACCACACAAAAGAAGATTAAAATGTATTTTAATGTCTTGTTCATATTAGTACCGTCCTAAAAGGGGAGTATTTGGATTTTAATATGGTCTGTAAAAAAAGGTGCATTTATACAAGGGACAGGTAGCTAGCGCAAGTAAAACAAAATCCTTATTTAACAACAAATAAAAAGAGTGCATTTTTATATGCACCCTTAGTAAGGTAGGTGAATGTTTCATGAGATATAGAAAATCTAAAAAATCGTAATCAGATTTTCACGAGTAAATTTTTAATATTGTATGCCTTACATGGAATTATGGAGCCTGTCATTAAATAATAAAGAGCGCCTGGAGAGAAAGGCGCTCTGACTAAAACTAATGTTGAAAAAGAATACCCATAATATTGTATGTATGTTTTTGATTTAGGTGCGAGATTAAATAAAATCTTTATTTGAAATAAAAAAGGCCCTAGAGGACTAGGGCCAAGATTGAAGTATCATCTTTAAAGTGAAAGTAAAAAGAATGATATGAGGTTATTTTAACACGAATCTTTAAATTAAGAAATAACGATATTAATAAAATCGTTATTTTATAACCCAAAATAAAAGAACCCGTTTGTTATAAACGGATTCTTCACACAAGGTCTGCAAGAAATTCAAGGTGACTGGACGAGAGTACTCTATGGAATTCCTTGCAATAATAATGTATTCAAAGGAATCAAAAAGGTTAATGGAAATTAAACAAAATTCTTATTTGAAATAAAAAAGGCCTTAGAGGACTAGGGCCAAGATTGAAGTATCGTCTTTAAAGTGAAAGTAAAAAGAATGATATGAGGTTATTTGAAAGTAAATAAAAAAGAGCACACATATAAGTGTGCTCCTAGACTAAAAGGTTTGAACTTATGGACTGGAGTGCCCCTACAATAATATATGCTTGTCTGATTAAAAAGTGAAAAAACTTTAAGGGGATTTTAATTTGAATAAAAGAAACCCCGTTTATTCACGAGGTTTCAAAGGGTAAATGTCAAGTTATGACGTACTCGACTAATTAACCATATCATGAATTTATTGGTAAAAATACTGGTAAATGTGTCCAAATGTATGGTTGTTAATTTGAAGAAAAACGCTATTTGAATCAATGTGGAAAATACCATATGTAACCTAGAATAACTAAGCAAGTAATTCCAAGTGTAATTAATAAATATTTAAGGGTCGTAAGTACTATTTTCATTGAATACCACCTAAATTTTTAATTATTTTAGGTATTTAGTCAGGTATTTATGTATATAAAAATTTCATTTTGTAGGAAAATGCCAAAGTAAAACGAGCACTTGTTCCAGAGTGCTCGCTTAAAAAGCATTCCATGTATTGGGGTTATGTTTGTAAGTCATGAACCAGTAAATGACTGAAAAATAAGGTTCAAGATAGTTTATTCATTTTAGAGTAAATGGGTACCTGTACGGAAAAAAAGCAGCTAGCAAAAGCTAACTGCTCCATTCCCAAAGAAAAGGTTCCGGGCTGCAAACACTGTTAAGAAAGCAACTTATCAGTAGTATGTACAGAATTGTGAAGATTATTAGGATGAAAAAAAGAGCGCCTTCGAACAGCGCTATTCCTCAGAGTGTTTAGTACATGATACTTCATGAAGGTTTTTAAGAAATAAAATGAATGAGCTCACAACCGAAAAGATGCGGCTACACAATAACATATGAAAATTCCGTAGTAGGGGTGAAAATAAAATTTTAAATACAAAGAGCAGCTAGCAAAAGCTAACTGCTCGGTCCTCCAAGGGGGAACAAGGAGAAAGTAACTTAATGGGTTGTTTACAGTATTGACGGAATATTGAGTTTTATTCAAGGGGACTTATAATCTATAAATTAGATTATGATCTTTGCTATTACCCATATCGCCCAGAAAAGAACTAAAAATTCTATTGAAATCCAAAGTGCTTTTTTCTCAGGTTTTTTAAACTCTTTTATTAAAGAGAAAACAGCACTAATTGCTATAAGGATGAAAAGAATGAGTCTTATTGTATCTGGCATTTTAACCACTCCTAATTTTAAATTGAATTCATTATATAACGATTTTTAAATTTTTTAGATAATTATTGGTGAGAATTAAGCAAAATTTAAACAAAATAATCCTTTTATAAGAAAGTGAGGTTAGGAGAATGACTAATTTAAAGAAAAGAAAAATTAGAAAAGCTATCGCGCGTCGCACAAAGGCAGTAGAGAAATATCAAGTTGATAACGCTTGGAGAAATATTTTTGTGAAAGCTGGAATAATAAAATAACAGTAATGGAGGGATAGAAAATGAATGGTAAACAGTTTTTCGGAATGTATTGGGCTCTTTACTTAATCATCATGTTTGTGGCCTTTAGTAATGCGAAAAGTTTCATACAGGCTGGAATTATTATGGTACTTGTAATCTTGATTTTGGAAGTTGATCATAGATATGGATTTTATAAGGGAAGCAAGAAAGCTAAAAGCAAACAAATATAGTCCGGCTAGAAAACTAGAGGACACCAATTCATTAAAGCAGCAATTATGGCTGTTTTACGAATAGGTGTCCTTTTTATTTTGAAAAGGGAGATGGGGAAATGAAGGGGTTAAAGGATCAGTTACGTGAATGGAAAAAGCAATCGAATCAAGCAAAAAAGAAAAAGAAGAAAAAACGAAAAGAGAAATTTAGCACTCGTGAAATTGAGGATTTAATGGGGATGCATAGACCTTGTTATGAACGAAGACGTGGAGCAATAAGACAAAAGTAATCTAAAAATAAAAAGGAGTGGTCTTACATGACTAAACAATTATCTTTCTTACCAAAAATTGATAGAACAGCGACACAAGAGGAATTAGAAGGTGTGTTGGAAAGCGTACGTATACATAGACAATTTGGGATGATGCGTAAAGAAATGAAAGTCACTCCTTCTTATGAAGTACGGGAGCATGGTCCTACACATACAGTTGGAAAACCATTGGAAGATGTTGCTATAGCGAATATTCAGCAAAGTAAACGAGAAGAGTGGCTTGAAAGAATGTCAGTCCGTATTGATCAATTTTTAAATCGATTAGGGAACGGACGTGCAGGAATCATTCAAAGAGATATTATTTATAAACGTTATTTAGAAGAAGAGGACGTATGTGATTACATGGTTTATAACGAAATAGGGATGTCTGAGCGCACTTATCGACGTTGGAAGTCTAAGGCGTTTTATAAACTTGCTTTTGCACTTGGATTAGAAATTTACGAGACAGAAGAAACGGGAGGTAATAAATAATGAATTTCGTTCAACCAATACGTGATCCAGAGCAAATCCAACAAATTAAAGAATATCTAAAAGAAAAGAATGAACGCAATTATATTTTGTTTGTAATGGGAATTAATACAGGTCTACGTATTAGTGATATTTTAAAACTGAAGGTTGGAGATTTAAATGGCAGCCATATATCAATGCGTGAAATGAAGACAGGTAAGCAGAAACGTATTCAGATTACTGCAGCATTAAGAAGAGAATTAAAATGGTACATTGAAGATATGGAAGACTATGAGTATTTAATTAAGAGTAGACAAGGAAAGAATCGACCAATCGGAAGAAGCATGGCATATAAAATACTTAGTACCACAGCAGCAAAGTTTGGTTTAGAAGAGATTGGGACACATACATTACGTAAGACATTTGGATATCATATGTACATGCAGACAAAGAACATAGCTTTGCTGATGGAGATATTCAATCATTCAAGTGAACGAGTAACGTTAAGATATATAGGAGTAAACCAAGATGCAATGGATAAAGCAATGACTAGGTTTAAAATCTAATCATTGCTTTTTTGTTCAAGGATAGCAACACATGCTTATCGACTTAAGAACAGAAACTTACGCTTGAACATAAAATCAAATTTAGATGAGCAAAGCTATTTCAAGTGAATAGAATCCACTCTTTAAGAATACATAAAAAATATATACAAGCGTAGTCTAATCACTACATCATTGGCGAAAGTAGAATTCTATAAATTTTGGAGGAAGAGATATGCAAAAAAAGGTTCTCCTGTTTACAGATTTAGGGATTGATGATGCGTTTGCTATACTGTACACCTTTTTTCGTAAAGACATTCAACTTGTAGGAATCGTGGCCGATTATGGAAATGTATCAAGAGAAAATGTAATAAGAAATATTAACTATTTAAAGTACATTGCGGGAAGGGAAGAAATACCTGTATTCCTTGGTGCTTCTGTACCGTTGACAGGTATATTGACTCAGTATTTTCCTGAGGTACATGGAAAAGTTGGATTAGGACCTATTATTCCACCTGAAATTTCATATCCAGTTTATCCTTTAAATGATATTTATCAAATTATAGAATCGAATTTAGAAGAACTTACAATTATCAATTTAGGAAGACTTTCTTCGCTAGCTACGACTTTTGTATTGAATTTAGAAACAATGCGAAATGTAAGAGAATGCATTTGCATGGGGGGAGCTTTTTTCTATCCAGGTAACGTAACTGCTGTGGCTGAAGCTAATTTTTACGCAGACCCTTATGCGGCAAACTTAATTCTGCAACATGCAAAGAACTTGACAATTATTCCTTTAAATGTGACCCAACATGCGATTGTTACACCCGAAATGGTCCAGCAAATCGATGCATTTCATCGGAATACACAGGATCTTGCAGGACTCATCATTAAACCTATGTTAGATTATTATTATAATTTTTACTCCAAGTCTAATCCAGGTATAAGTGGAAGTCCTATGCATGATTTTGTAACAGTGTGGTATTTGCTAAATAGAGAGGCTGTTAGCCTTTCGAGAGTACCCATTAAAGTAATTCCTGATCAAGGGGAAGGGTTTGGTCAAAGCATTGCAGACTTTCGTTTTGTTACTAATCCAGGTTATAAAACGCATAATGTAGCTTTTCAGTTTGATTATGAAAGATTCAGGAAGGATATTATGGAAACGTTCTTAAAGAAGAGAGTGTAAAAGACTTTATTCATTTTATTTAACGTATAGGAATCCAACTTTTTAGGTTGAAATTCTAGCTGTATCTCATCACTATCAAGCTAATAAAATAAAATCCAGCTAAAAATAAAAATCCACTGACTATTTAAAGTAATTAAATGCAGTGGATTTTTATTTTTGGAGTACATTAAAACTTTAAGTTGGTGTCCATATTATTCTATCCCATTCTATACAGTTACTCATTTTTATTGTGTTGTGTAACTCAAAAGAGGAAGTGTTATGAAGCTATGAATATCAAAGGCTGTAGCATTTGGCTTAGTTACACAAAATATAAGATATGGGTAACTCATTGAGATAAAATGCATAGGAGTGAAGAATGAAAATAAGTGGCAGCGTCGTGACCGCTTTTTGGCAGGAAATGTGCCGGTTGTTTTGGAATCAACGTGATATATTTGTATTGTGAGAAGTGGCGGAAAACACAACTCATAAATTCTTTTATAAACTATATGTTGTCTAAACGGTTTCATAATGACGGCACATAAAATCCGAAACCAGCAGATGGTAATGATTGAATGATACCGTTATTAAGGAGAGCTTTTGCTCTTCTTTGAGCTAATAACATCCTAGGTAGCTGGAATGAGGGAAACTGATAAGTTTGCCGATAGTTTCCCTCGTGGTTGTCAGTTGGAAGAAGAATAAAACTTCATTTACCGTATTATGAGAATAGGAAGTATAAATTTTATTTTAGTGAATAAAATGGGTTACTAGTATTGAATAGGAGGAATAAGATGAATTTAATAAAACCAAATGAAGTTGAGATTAATTGTTCTGAAGATGGAGTATATGATGGACAAGTAGCTAAGGTTATGGATTTAAGAATGGATAGCGGAGAGGTTGATTATAGGGTTATAACAGCAGATGGATCGGAATTCTGGATTCCATCAGAAAATACAACCATAATTTTTTAATCAAATAATACAATACGGTATTTACTGAAAATACATTCTTTTGTTAAAATTGGTATGAATCGAAAATTCTGACAAAGGGGTGTTTTTTTGTGAATTTAAAAGTTTATCAAATTATTCAAATGCAAAACGAAGAAGTTCTATGGAATCAAGTAGTACAAAAAATAACAAATATGGGCTTTTTCCCTGGAGAGCACAATTTACGTTATTGTGTAAACAAGGACTTCAATTTTGAAAATGGAGTATTTGTAGGAGCCCTTCATGAAGAGTATATACCAGACCAAACATCAATAGGATCAGATCGAGAAGAAACTTCAATTGACAACATTGAACCTTGGGAAAGAACGATGTTTGCAATTGATTTTAATAATCGGAAATTGCTGATTCAACAACGTGACTATTCACCTAAAAATTTAAGTCGAACTACTGCTAGAGCTAGAATTACAGGTGTTTTAGACGCAATTTGGCAAGAAGTATTTGAAGCTGAATTCAACTACATTATGACAAATTTAATGTTGGGTAATGACTATTTCATTAAAAATTTCGTTGAAAGAACAAGGGTATTAGGTGCTAAATTAAAATATAATGAAAAACATGGTTGGGCAGTTAATCAAATTTATGACGGTTCTCCATTTGAAGAATCCTGGAAAGACATGTGGAATAATGATGATAGCCATCTACATGAGATTGTCCTTCGAGCTCGTGGTGGTGGAGATTTAAATAATTCCCCATTATTCAAATTAGCATTAAGTCCAGGTGGTTTGGAGATTGAGAGTATTACATATTATGACTCGCAAGATGACAAGCCTAAAACGGAATCCAGAGCATCATTTGATTTAATTGATGTTCCAGACGTTACTAAGAGAACTGAAATTTTAACTGCATTACACCAAACGCATAAATATATATTAGAAAATCAACGTAAATTAGCGGATTTAAGAGCCATCAATTTAGAATAAAAATAAAAAGCATCCATTCGGGTGCTTTTTATTTTGGAGGGATGAAGGATGAATAAAACTAAACTAACTAAACCAGAACAAGCAATTATAATCAGTACATTCATTTCGATGTTGGGGCCAGACCTTGTAAATGAACGTATCGATAAAAAGAAATTAGAAAGTGTTATACCAATCTTTAACGAGATGGAAGATAACACCACGCCAAAGCAAAGAAGAGAAGCGATGATTAGTTTGTTAGATAAAACCATGGATGAATTCTAAAAACAGCAATAAAAAAGGAAAAGCAACTCGCTTTGGGGTGCGAATCACTTTTCCTGATGGCAATGTTAACTTTATTATAACAACTTGTATTTATTTGGTAAATATATAATCGAAATATTCTTTCTAAAGGAGTGAGGATAGATGCAAGTCTACTGTTCTAGCTGCAATAAAGATTACGATATGCAACCACAAGTAGCACAGCTTCCAAAAAGAATTGAGAAGTGTTTCTACATCTGTCCACATTGTGGTCATGAGCATGTTGCTGCATATGTGAACGATAAGATTCGTAAGCATCAAGCTGACATTACAAAGTATCACGAACGGATTAATAAAAATAATCTGGCAATCGAGGATGAAATGAAACGGTTAAGGAAGAGGATGGAAGGTGCCAAGTAAACCATTTAAGCCGTGTAAGTCGTTAGGTTGCAACGAACTAACACGGGATAAGTATTGTGCTAAACATATCCAAAAGGAAAAAGAAACAGTAAAATATTATGACAAACATATTCGAAACAAAAGCTCACGTTCATTCTACAACTCAAGATTGTGGAAGGAAATGCGTGAGCTTATTTATCGTAGAGATCATGGCTTATGTGTTCAATGTAGAAGTAAGGACATCATTAAGATAGGTGATGTAGTCGATCATATCATTCCTATCCGTGTTGATTGGTCGAAACGATTAGAACCATCTAATTTACAAACGCTTTGCCATGCTTGCCATAACAAGAAAACAAAAGAAGATGAGAAGAAAAACAAAAAATAATTCGAAAGAAAAAGTCATAAGCATCCCCCCACTATGAAAAAGCAAAAGGCGACTTCCTGGAGACCGCCGCCTAGCTTTCCGTGTAAAAAGTTCGTTTTATTCCATAAAAGGGGGTTCAGCTGAGGGAGGTGGTTCGCATAGGAAGGAAAGCGAAGCCGATTCATTTGCATTTATTAGAAGGTAATACAAATCGATTGACAAAAGATGAAATTGAACAACGATTAAAAGCTGAAAAACAGTTACAAGCAAAAAAAGACAAGGTAAAGCCACCAACGTGGTTAGATTCAGTTGCAAAGAAAGAGTTTAGGAGAATTGCTGGTGAATTACTGGAGCTAGACGTTATCACAAACATAGATGTGAATGCATTAGCAACGTATTGTGATGCTTATTCTGACTATGTTGAATGCACCAAAATTATCAGAGAAGAAGGACTTCTTGTTGAATATACCAATAAGGCAGCTGAAACCAATAAAGTTCCACATCCACTACTTACAAAGAAGAAGCAGTTGCATGAACAAATGAAGGCTTTGGCTGTTGAGTTTGGTCTTACACCAAGTGCAAGAGCGAAAATTGTCATTCCAAATAGTAAACAAGGTCCGAAAACAAATGTAGAGAAGGAGTTTGACGTATAACATGATCAGACAATGGATGTTGGACTACTGTGATGATGTATTAAATGGTGAAGTTGTGGCTTGTCAGAAGCATAAACAAGCTTGTAAACGATTTTTAAAAGATATTGAACGTGAAGGTTCTGAAGATTTTCCATATGTTTTTAAGGAAGAAAAAGCACTTCGTTTCTTAAAGTGGATGTCTCTTTTTAAACATACAAAAGGAAAATTAGCAGGTCAGAGAATTGAACCACATTCCATACAAATTTTCGTATTTAGCAATATTTACGGATGGGTTCATCGTAATACAGGATTAAGGCGATTTAAAAAGGCGTATTGGCAAGTTGGACGTAAAAACGCAAAGTCTCAATCTTTAGCGTGTGTAGGTTCTTATGAAGCAATGGCATTTGGCGAAAATATGTCAGAAGTCTACATTGGTGCTACGAAAACGGAACAAAGTAAAATTGTTTGGAATGAAATCAAAGCACAAATGAATGGGTGTGAAGATTTAAAAGGGAAGTTTAATATTGCGTATGGGAAAATTGAACACCTTAAAACCGATTCTTTTATTTCAGCTCTATCAAAAGATGCTGGGAAATCTGGTGATGGGCTGAATGTTCAGTGTGGAATTATTGATGAATATCATGCACATCCTACTTCTGAAATTTATGATGTTCTGGTGTCAGGTTCGGGTGCTCGTCCAAATCCACTTATGATGATTATAACGACAGCTGGTTTTAATTTGAGTCATCCTTGCTATCGTGTGGAGTATCAATATGTTTCTAAGATTTTGGACCCTAATATTGAGATTGAAAACGAAGAATATTTTGTCATGGTTAATGAATTAGATAAAGATGATGAGATTACGAATCCAGAAGTATGGGAGAAAGCAAATCCAATCCTATGTAGTTATGAAGAAGGACGTACTTTCTTAAAGGGAGAGCTTCAATCAGCCCTTGATGTACCTGAGAAAATGCGTAATTATCTCACAAAAAACATGAATAGATGGGTGGATATGAAAGAAAACGGCTACATGGATATGCAAAAATGGAAGGATTGCAAGGAAACGGTGGAATTATCCGAATTAAAAGGGTTGGAATGCACAGTAGGTGTTGATTTATCAGCAAAAATTGACTTAACAAGTATTTCATTTGAGTTTAAAAAGGACGATAAGTATATCGTAATTAGTCATAGCTTTATGCCAGAAGATACGTTAGCTGAAAAGAGAAAAACGGATAAAGTCCCTTATGATCTGTGGGTACAACAAAAATGGATCACAACAACACCTGGTGCAGTAGTTGATTACGAATATATTAAAACACATATTAGAAATATGGAAAAAGATCATAAATTTAAGATTAAAGAAATATGTGCTGATCCATGGAACGCAACGCAATTTATGCAAGACATGGAGGCAGAAGGGTATACCATGATAGAGATACGCCAAGGTATGGCAACTTTATCAGGCCCTACAAAGGATTTTCGTGAACAAGTGTATCAAAAGAAGGTCATCCATAACAACAACCCTGTACTGAACTGGGCAACTAGTAATGCTATAACAAAACAGGATGCTAACGAAAATATCATGTTGGACAAGTCGAAAACAACAGAAAGAATTGATCCGATAGCGGCTGTAATTAACTCGCATGTTCGATGCATGCTTAATTCTGGTGAGATGGAATTAAACTCTTATATTTTAAGTCAAGATTTCTCATTCTAGGAGGAATCACATGCGATTCTTATTATTTTTTATAAGTATTTTAGAAGATGTTCTATTGATTTCGGGGTTGTCCATTATTGTAGGGACGACTTTTTTTGTTAATCCGATTTATGGATGGTATCTATTAGGGATTATTCTCACAATGCTGGGGGTGGTAATGATAAGAAGATAGAAAGGAGGTGAAACTTTTGATTTTTCGGCATTTATTTAAAAATCAGGATACGACAGATTTAAAAAATCCTTCTCCTTGGTTTAAAAGTTTATTTGGATATCAAGCAGCAAGCGGTGAAAAGGTAACAGTTGAGTCCTCTTTAGGTGTCCCGACAGTTTATCGCTGTATTAATATCCTTGCAAACAGTGTTGCAATGCTTCCTTTTCAAGTTTTTAGAAAGACTTCAAAAGGAAGAGAACGAGATAAGATGCATCAAGTGTCATTTGTTTTGGAAAGAAGACCGAACCCTTATCAAAGCCCATTTAAATTCAAGCATTTAATCGAAACGCACCGAAATACATGGGGAAATGCTTACATCAATATTCATTGGGGTGCGGATGGTAGACCGAAAGAATTATGGGCACTAAATCCGGCTGTAACAACTCCAATCGTGGACCTGAAGACAAATAAATTATGGTATTTTACGAGTTTACCAGATGGTACACCTATTAAAATAACTGATGATGACATTATTCATCTTACTACGTTGTCTACTGATGGACTGAAGGGTAAACCACCGATTCAGATCGCAAGAGAGTCTATAGGTAGTTCACAAGCGGCACAAAAATTTAAAGGTAAATTCTTTACAAATGGTGCAGCACATAGTGGGATATTGAAAACTCAACAAGCCCTTGGAAAAGAAGCAAAAGATGTACTTCGTGATGCTTGGGAAGAAGCAAATACAGGTTTGAATAATGCTCAAAGGATAGCAATTTTGGATGCTGGTTTAGAATTTGAGAAAGTCGGGATGCCATTAAAGGATGCTCAATTTATTGAAGGTATGAAGTTCGATAAGGCTGAGATTGCAAACATTTTTAATATTCCATTACACATGATTAATGAGTTAGATCGAGCTACATTCTCAAACATTGAGCAACAGGCATTGGATTTTATCCAAAATACATTGAGTCCAATTCTTATCCAGTATGAAGAAGAATTTTCTTATAAAACATTTTCATTTAATGAACAAAAGCGTTATTATTTGAAATTTAATCTAACAAGTTTACTTCGCGCCGATTCTAAATCTAGAGCGGAATTTTACAAGATTATGTTAGATGCTGGTGCTTTCTCAATTAATAAAGTATTAGAGCTTGAAGATATAGATGGAATTGGAGAATATGGTGATAAACATCGTGTCGATCTAAATCATGTATCCATTGAGATTGCGGATGAATATCAATTAGCAAAAGCTAGTGGAGGTTTGTCGCTGAAAGGAGGTGAGGACAATTAAAGACGTATTCACTATTAAAAATCAAACAGAATCGTCAGCAGACCTATTTATCTATGGTGACATCATAAATAATACAGGTTGGAAATGGGATGATTCTGACATTATGCCTGATGATGTGAAAAATATTTTGGGGCAATTGGATGATAAAAGTAACCTTAATATCTATGTAAATAGTGGCGGTGGCTCTGTATTTGCTGGTCTAGCCATTTATAACATGTTAAAGCGGAATAAGGCTCAAAAAACTGTTTATGTTGATGGTGTTGCAGCTTCTATCGCTTCCGTAATCGCCTTGGCTGGTGATCGTGTTGTTGTCCCTTCTAATGCTTTCTTAATGATTCATAAGCCTTGGACATATGCAGCTGGAAATGCAATTGATTTCCGAAAAGCAGCAGAAGACTTGGATAACATCGAGTCTGGGATTATGAATGTATATAAGGAAAACTTAAAAGAAGGCATTGAAATTGAAGAAATTCAACAATTAGTAGATGCTGAGACCTGGTTAAGTGGTGAAGAAGCTGAAAAATATTTCAATATTGAAGTTGTGGAAGCAAAAGAAGTCGCAGCTTGTAGTAGTGATTACTTTGATAAATATCAGAAAACACCTAGTAAAGTAGTAGCAAAATCGCCTTCCCTTCCTAAGAATGACCTTAATGAACAATTAAAAATACAAAACGCACTAGATCTGTTAGAACTATAGGTCTATTTTTCGTGCCAAAACAAGGAGGAAATAATGAATGGATAAACATGAACAAGAATTACGTCAAAGAGTAGCTGATTTAAAAGCGAAAGCTGAGGAATTTAATAACAGCGGTAAATATGAAGATGCAAAGGCGACAATCGAGGAAGCGAAAAACGCGAAAAACGAACTAGATAACTATCTAGCAATGAAACAAATTCAAGTTCCTGAACCTGTAAACTCACAAACAGGAGCGTTACCTCCAGCATCAATCCAAAATGAAGATACATCGTATAAAGAAGTATTTATGAAAGCAATACGTGGTCAAAGTTTAAGCCATGAAGAAGCAAGCGTTATGCAGGAATACAAAGCAGCACTATCTGAGAATACAGGAAAAGATGGCGGTTATATTGTTCCAGAAGATATTACTACAACTATTAACCAATTAAAACAGACGGTTGATAATTTAGAACAATATGTAAATGTACAACCTGTTTCAACAAACAAGGGGGCCCGTACATTAGAAAAGCGTGCGGCATCTACACCTTTTGCGCCATTATCTGAGTATGGAAATCCAAATGCGATGCAAGAAATTGCTTCACCACAATTTGATCGTTTGCCGTATGTTATTGAGGATTATGCAGGATTCCTACCTGTACCAAATGATTTATTAAATGATACGGATCAAGCGCTAGAAGCTTATTTACGTCAGTGGATTGCGAAGAAATCTATTGCAACTCGTAATTATTTAATTTTACAAGAAATCAACAAATTAACAAAAGTTGATTTAAAGGATTATAAAGGCATTAAAACTGCATTAAATGTCACATTAGATCCAGCTTTCTCAGCTGTAGCAAACATTATTACAAACCAAGATGGGTTCAATTACTTAGATCAATTAGAGGATAAGGATGGTCGTCCACTTCTTCAACCAGATCCAACAAATCCAACTCGTAAGTTACTGTCAGGAAAGCCAGTTATTGTTTTATCTAATAAGACAATTGCTACAGATAAAGATGGTAAAGCACCATTTATTGTTGGGGATTTGAAAGAAGCGGTTGTGTTATGGGATAGACAGCAGTTATCCCTTGATATGACGAAAGAGGGTGGAAGTGCTTGGAGAGGCAATACAACAGAATTCCGAGCAATTGAACGTGAAGACGTGACATTGTGGGATACAGAAGCGGTTGTGTATGGACAAATTACAGTTGTACCTAAAACAGGAGCTTAATAAGGTAGGGGGTGTCCTTCTTGGTACTAACATTAGAGGAAGCAAAAAAGTATCTTCGTGTGGATGGTGATGAGGAGGACGACCTCATTACATCTTTCGTAATAGCAGCTGAAATATATATTAAAAATGCTACAAGTAAAAATGTAGATTTAAAAAGCGAGCTTGCTAAATTAGCAGCTCGTATTTTAATTGCTCATTGGCATGAAAACCGTGAAGCGGTTGGAAAAGCTGAACAATTGGCATTTAGTTTGCAATCAATATTAGTTCAGTTGCAATATTGTGGTGGTGATTCAAGTGAATCCGGGTAAATTAGATAAACGTCTTACATTTCAAGTGAAAGACGATGAAGCAAAGAGCCCAGACGGTGATCCAATAGAAAGTTATAAAGATTCTTTTACTGTATGGGGTTCTTTTATTTTTTTAAAAGGAAGAAAATACTTTGAAGCAGCCGCAGCTAATAGCGAAATCCAAGGTGAAACGGAAATCCGATATCGCGTTGATGTAAATGCTGATATGAAGATTAAGTATAAGAATGTAATGTATGACATTATTTCAGTTATTCCAACTGAAAAACACACCTTATCAATCATGTGGAAGCGTGGTGGAATGAATGGCTGATCGTGTTGAGTTTTTAGGCTTTGATCGCTTGATATCTGAATTAGAGCAAATGGGTCTACGCGGGGAAAAGATTGAAGATAAAGCTCTTGCCGCGGGTGGTGAGCCTATTCGAAAAGCTATTTCTGAAATAGCCCCAAGAAGTGATAGACCTAAAAGAGCAACAAAAAGTGAACCATGGCGTACAGGACAACATTTGGCTGATAATATACGAGTTACAAAAGCTAAAATGGAAGGCGGCATAAAAACTATTAAAATCGGGATAGATAAAGCAGATCGCTCTCCATTCTTTTATGGGAAGTTCTTAGAATGGGGAACATCTAAAATGCCAGCTCAACCATTTATAGAACCAGGTTTTAATTCTTCAAAAGAAGCAGCAATTCGTGCTATGACAGATATTTTGAAGAATGAAATGAGGTTGAATATATGATGAATTTACGCCCCGAAATTGTGCAAGCTCTTGAAAATAATCAGGGGCTTGTTTCTTTATTAGGTGGAAAACGTGTTTATTATCGTAAAGCCAAAAATGCCGAAGAGTTTCCACGTATTACATTTTTTGAATTAGATAATAGGCCAGATGGATTTGCAGATAATGATGAAAGCGAAAGTGAAATCACATTTCAAATCGACATTTGGTCAAAGAGTAGTACAACAGTGATCCATCAAAAAGTGAATGAAATCATGAAAAGTATTGGTTTCTCACGTTATGCGGTTGCTGATTTATATGAAGATGATACACAAATTTTTCATTACGCGATGCGATTCGCGAAAGGAGTGGAGTTATAGATGGCTGGAGAAGTTATTAAAATTAGTTCGACTGTCGGTGTAGATAGTCTTGTTTATGCGAAATCGGTGAAAGACGATGCAACTGGAGTGGATTATGCAACCGTTAAGAAGTTAGAAGGTGCTGTAAAAGTTAAAACTTCTAAAAAGGTGTCTTCTGAAATTATGTGGAGTGATAATAAAAAGTCAGAAATCGCTGAGTCTGATGGTGAAGTTGAAGTTGAAATTGAGGTTCGAGGTCTTCCATTATCCACAAAAGCTGATATTGAAGGGTATCCAGAAGTTACAGACGGTGTATTAGATGAAAAACGTGAGGGCGAAAAACCGTATGTAGCAATCGGATGGCGCTTTTTGAAGGCAAATGGTAAATATCGATACGTTTGGTTGTTAAAAGGGAAGCTTTCACAAGAAGAGGAAGAAGCTGAAACTAAAAAGGATAAACCGAACTTCCAAACTACGAAACTTAAAGGTTCTTTCATTGAACGTGATTTTGATAACAGATCGAAGTTTACAGCGGATGAAGATGAACCTACATTTACAAAATCTGTTGGAGATAACTGGTTCAAAAAGGTATACGAAAAAACAGCAACATCACCAGCAGGAAAGTAGGAGGGAGCAAAAGCTCTCTCTTTTTTTATTAACTAAGGAGGAATAAACTATGAAATTAACTTTACGAATCAATAGGGAAAATAAAACTTTTAATTTACCGGAGTTCATTCCAGCTCGCCTAATCCGTCAAGCCCCTGAGCTTGCTGATATTCCAAATAATCCTGGACCAGAGGATATGGATAAAATGGTTAAATTTGTGGTAAATGTTTATGATGAACAATTCACCTTGGATCAATATTGGGATGGTGTGGATGCCCGTAAATTCTTATCAACAACTTCAGATGTAATTAATGCAATTGTCAACGAAACTGTAGATGCAGCTGGTGGTACACCTGGAACTGGAGAAGCAGAAAACCCAAACTCGTAGAGGGGGGAGGGCTGACGTTCAGTGAGTTTATGGACGAGCTCTACCTCTCTTTATTACGTCAAGGATATAAACACCATCACATCGATAACGAAATGGATATTTGGCATTATTTAAGGTTGAATCGCAAGCATCGTGATCAAAGTAATTCAAATAGTACAAATCAAAATTCAAATGAAATTGAAGTTCCAGCGGAAAACATTATCTAGCAAGGGGGTGAGACATTGGCGAATGAAATGAATAATCTAGTAGTTAGGCTTTCCCTTGATAATGTGAATTTTCGTCAAGGTATTGCGAATTCAGGACGTGCCGTAAGGACTTTACAGAATGAATTGAAATCAATCAGTACTGGTATGGGTGGTTTTGCGAACGCTAGTGAGCAAACACGAGCCAAAACGGATGCACTTAATAGATTGATTGAAGCACAAAAAGAAAAAGTTAGAGCATTACGCCAAGCCTATGATCAAAATAAGGCTAAGTTGGGTGAAAATGATGCAGCAACCCAGCGATATGCTTCACAGGTTAATAAGGCGGTCGCTGATTTAAATAGATTCGAAAATGAATTAAAACAAGTAAACCGTCAAGCTGAACAAAAAGGGATGGATAAGTTAAATAATTCTTTGAAATCCTTACAGGCTGAATTTCAGTCTATTACAACAGGCATGGGTGGTTTTTCTAATGCAACAGAGCAAACACGGGCAAAAATTGATGTTCTCACTCGTATGGTGGATAAGCAGAAAGAAAAGGTTAGGGAACTTCAACAAGCATATAATCGTGCAAAAACAGAAGAAGGCGAAGCGAGTCAATCGGCACAACATTATGCTGAACAAATTCATCGCGCTACAGCTGAACTTAATCGATTTGAAACTGGGTTACAGCAGTCAAATCGTGAATTAGAGCAGCAAGGCAATCGTTTATTGAATTTCGGTAATCGAATGGAGACATTAGGTAACCATTTGCAAAATGCAGGAATGCAAATCGGTATGGTGTTTGGTGGTATGACTTATGCGATAGGGCGTGGTTTGAAATCCGCGGTTACTGAATCAATGAATTTTGAACAACAAATGGCGAACATTAAAGCGGTATCCGGTTCTACTGGAGAAGAAATGAAAAAGCTAAGTGAATTGGCTGTTAATATGGGCGAAACAACAAAATACTCCAGTGTTCAAGCAGGGCAAGGTATTGAAGAATTAATAAAGGCAGGAGTTAGTTTAACAGATATTATAAATGGTGGTTTAGAAGGTGCTCTTAACTTAGCGACAGCAGGAGAGCTAGAATTAGGCGAGGCGGCCGAAATTGCATCCACAGCCTTAAATGCCTTTAAAGCTGATCATCTTTCAGTAGCAGATGCAGCCAACATATTATCAGGTGCAGCAAATGCATCAGCTACAGATGTACGTGAGCTAAAATATGGTTTATCGGCATCATCAGCAGTAGCAGCAGGAGCCGGGATGACATTTAAAGATACAGCTACAACTTTAGCAGTATTTGCTCAAAATGGTTTAAAAGGTTCTGATGCAGGTACATCGTTAAAAACAATGTTAATGAGGTTAAATCCCTCAACAAAAGAAGCATATAACAAAATGAAAGATTTAGGCCTTATTACTTATAATGCACAAGCTGGATTTGATTTCTTAGTTAAAAATGGTATTCAGCCAGCTTCTAGAAATGTAGGAGATATAGAAGTCGCTTTAGAGAAATATGTAATGAAAACGGAAGGTGTAACAAAATGGAATGATAAGTGTGATACCGCATTCCGTGAACTGGCTACAAGTTCAGCGTTCTTATCATCCAAATTTTATGATCAACAAGGGCATATTCAAAGCCTTGAAAATATATCTGGGACTCTCCATGAATCTATGAAAGACCTAACGGATCAGCAACGTAGTATGGCGTTAGAGACACTATTTGGTTCGGATGCCGTACGTGGTGCAACTATTCTATTTAAGGAAGGAGCCAAAGGTGTTAATGAGATGTGGGATTCCATGTCGAAAGTCACAGCAGCTGATGTCGCAGCAACTAAAATTGATACTCTACAAGGACGAATTACATTATTAGACTCGGCATTTTCCACAATGAAAAAAACAATTGGTGACGCGCTTGCCCCTGTGGTTAGTGCTTTTGTTGCTGGATTGCAGAAACTTGTGGATGGATTTAACTCATTACCAGGGCCAGTACAAAAGGCTATTGCAATTACAGGCGGAATTGTTCTCGCTTTAACGGCTATTGCAACAGTTATTGGAGTAGTTCTAGCAGCGGTTGGAATGGTTATGTCAGGGATTGGAGCATTAGCAACATCATTAGGAATTGTTGGTGGTGCTGCGGGTCTTGCTAGTGCTGCGGTTGGATTCTTAGGAAGTGCAATAGGTTTATTATTTGGTCCAGTGGGCTTAATTGCAGCCGCTCTCATTGGAACTGGAGTTGTCGCATATAAAGCATATCAAAAAGCAACAGAGGACAGTATTGCTTCCGTAGATCGTTTTGCTACGAATACAGAGGGGAAAGTAAGCTCATCCACAAAGAAAGTCCTTGGTGAGTATTTCAAGTTGTCTGATGGCATTAGACAAAAGTTAACTGAAATTAGATTGAACCATGAAGTGATAACTGAAGAACAATCACAAAAGCTAATCGGACAGTATGACAAGTTGGGTAATACAATTATAGAAAAAACAAATGCAAGACAACAAAAAGAGATTGAAGGCCTTAAAAAGTTTTTCGCTGATTCATATGTTTTAACAGCAGAAGAAGAAAATAAGCGTATCGAGCAACTTAATCAGCATTACGAACAAGAAAAATTAAAGACTCAAGAAAAAGAAAATAAAATCAAAGAAATTCTTCAAACCGCAGCTAGAGAAAACAGAGAGTTAACAACATCTGAACGCATCTCCTTGCAAGCTTTACAAGATGAAATGGACAGAGTTGCTGTTGAACACATGTCTAAAAATCAAATGGAGCAAAAAGTTATTCTTGAAAATATGCGCGTACAGGCTAGTGAGATTTCAGCGAGACAGGCAGCGGAAGTTGTAGAGAATAGTGCCAAAGCAAGAGATAAAGTTATTGAAGATGCGAAAAAGACACGCGATGAAAAAATTGCAGAGGCAATTCGTCAGCGTGATGAAAATAAAACAATTACTGCTGATGAAGCGAATGCAATCATTGCAGAGGCAAAACGTCAGTATGATAGCACAGTTTCCACGGCAAGAGATAAGCATAAGGAAATTGTGAGTGAAGCAAAATCCCAAGCTGGGGAACATGCAAATCAAGTAGATTGGGAAACTGGACAAGTAAAATCTAAGTTTGAAGTTATGAAAGATGATGTTGTTAGAAAAATGAAAGAAATGGGTTCGGATGTTTCCAATAAATATGACGAGATGAAAAATGCAGCCAGCAATAAAGTAGAAGAAATAAAAAATACAGTTTCAAGGAAATTTGAAGAAAAGAAAAAAGCTGTCGTCGATAAAATGAAGGAAATAAAGAATGATATTGAAGATAAATGGAATACAGTTGAAAAATTCTTTAGCACTATAAATCTACGTTCCATCGGTAAATCCATTATAGAAGGACTTGAAAAAGGGTTGGATGATGCGACAGGCGGTTTATATAGTAAGGCGAAAAGCATTGCTGGAGAGATTAAAAAGACAATTTCTGGAGCGTTAGAAATTAACAGTCCATCTAAAGTGATGATACCAGTCGGTAGCGCAGTTCCGGAAGGTGTTGGAGTTGGTATGGATAAAGGGAAACGATTTGTTGTGGATGCAGCAAAAAATGTAGTTGGAACGGTTAAGAAACAGATGGGGAATATGCCATCTGTTTTTGATTTTGGATTCCAAACTTCGCATTATAGTATCCCGCATAATGCATTGGGTGATTTTAATGGGTATACGCAACCGCAATCACCTTATAACAACGCACCTACAGGAAAAACTATGTTCTCGGATAGATCAGGTAGAGAACAAGAACTGAATTTAACGGTAAATATGACAAACGTTTTAGATGGAAAAGAACTAGCAAACGGAAGTTACGCATATACTACAAAGCTTCAAGATCGTGACCAAAAAAGAAGAGCGGAATTTTAAGGGTGGTGAGCACGGTGGGGAAACTCAGTTTTACTTTTAATAAAATTAGAAAAGATTATATTCAAATGCTAGTTGGAAGAAAACGCCCTTCTTGGGCTCCGGTTAAAAGAAAATTAGTAAGAGTCCCTCATCGCGCAGGGGCTCTTTTTCTTCATACAGAAACGGAGGAACGTCGTATTGATGTTCCTCTTGTAATTAAAGCAAAAAAAGATATGGCTGATTTACAAAAGGTAAAAGAAGATTTAGCAGATTGGCTATATACAGAGCAACCAGCCGAACTTATTTTTGATGATGAATTAGACAGGACATATCTAGCTTTAATTGATGGTTCTGTAGACTTGGATGAAATAGTCAATAGAGGAAAGGGTGTCATTACTTTTGTTTGTCCGATGCCATATAAATTAGGGAAACAAAATACTCATACGTTCTCTCAAAATGGCTCTACAGAAGTGATGACTTCTTTTATCAATCAAGGGAATATAGAAGCACCTCCAATTATTGAAGTCGAAGCTCAGAAACCAAGTACATTTTTAGATGTGTGGTTTGGTGAGCAGCCGTATAATCGTGATTACTTCAGAATTGGTTATCCTTTGAAAACAGAGCAATTACCCGTAGAAAGAAATCAAAGACTTATATGGGACGAAATGGCTACCACTGTAGGTTGGAGTAAAGTCAGTTCAATGGAAGATGGCAATCCAATTGGTGAAATGAAGTCAGATAAATACCAATTCTTTTGTTCTGATTTTGGTGCCAGTACAGGGAAAGGATGGCATGGTGCAGCTGTTAAAAAGAATATACCTGGGGGGCCAGTGCAAGATTTTATAATGCAAGCCTATGTTACATGTAAGAGTAAAAAAATTAATGAAATGGGCCGAGTTGAGATAGCGATACTCGATGAAAATAGCAAGGTTCTTTCAAAAATTGCTATGAACGATCTCTTTTGGCAAGCTGAGCAAAATTTCGGAACGATGGTTATTGGATATGATAACAAGCCAGGGAAAACAGGGTTGATTTATGAGAGTGGTGATTATCCGAATACATGGAATCAGTATTTCGGTCGATTGTGGATAGCTAGAACCGGAAATGTATGGGAAGCATATATTTCAAAATTTTTGCCAGGGACAGAGAAAGATGATTCAGAACGTTTTGCACGGTGGACAGATGAAAATAACTACCATATGGAAAAAGCCGCACAAATTCAGATTAGTATTATGCAATGGCAAGATGTACCGCCCGTAGAAGCAATGTCAGTTAGTGATTTTAAGTTTTGGAAAGTAAATTTAAATACCAAAAACGATCCGCCTTACATTTTTGACGCAGGAGACAAAATTATTATTGATACGGAAAAAAGTCTTGTAACAATTAACGGTAAGAATGCAATTAATTTAAAAGATATTTTTAGTAATTTTCCAACTGTAATACGTGGCGAGAATTTAATCGAAATAATGCCATCAGATGTGAAAGCGACTGTTAGTTATAGGGAGAGATATAGATGAGAACACCAAGCGGCATTTTGCATGTTGTGGATTTCAAAACAGATCAAATCGTTGCAGCTATTCAGCCACAGGACTATTGGGATGATAAAAGGCATTGGGAAATCAAAAACAATGTTGATATGTTGGATTTTACAGTTTTTGATGGCACAACTCATTCGGCTACGTTACAACAACAAAATCTTGTTTTAAAAGAAGTTCGAGACGGAAGAATTGTACCATATGTTATTACAGAAGCTGAGAAGAATTCGGATATACGATCCATTACCACATATGCTTCAGGAGCTTGGATTCAAATCGCTAAGTCAGGCATTATAAAACCACAACGAATAGAAGGTAAAACAGTAAACGAATTTATTGATATAGCCTTAGTAGGAATGAAATGGAAACGTGGAAAAACAGATTATGCAGGATTCCACACTATGACTATTGATGAATTTATTGATCCGTTAACGTTTTTAAAGAAAATAGCTTCTTTATTTAAATTAGAAATCCAGTACCGCGTTGAGATTCAAGGTTCACAAATAATTGGATGGTATGTTGATATGATTCAAAGGCGTGGTCGAGACACGGAAAAAGAAATAGAACTGGGGAAAGATTTAATAGGTGTTACACGTATTGAACATTCAAGAGACATTTGTACAGCGCTAGTCGGGTTTGTGAAAGGTGAAGGCGATAATGTAATTACTATTGAAAGCATTAACAGGGGGCTCCCGTATATTGTTGATAATGATGCATTTCAACGATGGAATGAACGTGGTAAACATAAGTTCGGTTTTTATACGCCGGAAACAGAAGAATTAGACATGACTCCAAAACGTTTAATGACGTTAATGGAAATAGAATTAAAAAAACGTGTCAATTCTTCCGTTTCTTATGAAGTAGAAGCACAATCGATTGGACGTATTTTCGGACTAGCACATGAACTAATTAATGAGGGCGATACGATCCGAATCAAAGATATAGGCTTCACTCCTAAATTATACCTTGAAGCACGGGTAATTGCTGGTGATGAATCTTTTACGGACCCTACACAAGATAAATATGTGTTTGGTGATTATCGTGAAATTACTGATCCAAACGAAGAACTACGAAAAATTTACAATCGAATCTTAGGGTCATTAGGCAATAAACAAGAGCTGATAGATCAGTTAGATAAATTGGTGAAAGATGCAAATGAAACAGCTAGTAATGCTAAGAAAGAATCTGAAGCAGCGAAAACACTGGCTGAAAAGGTTCAAGAGAATCTTAAAAATAACACGGTAGAAATCATTGAAGCAAAGAATCCACCGACAACGGGGATACAGCCTTATAAAACACTTTGGCGTGATATTAGTAATGGGAAGCCTGGTATTTTGAAAATATGGACAGGCGCAGCTTGGGAATCGGTTGTACCAGATGTTGAATCCGTTAAGAAAGAAACACTTGAGCAGGTTAATAAAGATATTGAATCAACAAAAACAGAATTAAATCAAAAGGTTCAAGAGATACAAAATCAGGCGACGGGACAATTCAACGAAGTAAAGGAAAGTTTACAAGGTGTCAACCGTACAATTTCTAATATTGAAAATAAACAAGGTGAAATTGATAAGAAAGTAACTAAGTTTGAACAGGATTCTAATGGATTTAAAACTTCTATTGAATCATTAACGAAAAAAGATACTGAAATTAGTAATAAATTAAATACTGTCGAATCAAATGCGGAAGGTACAAAAAGGGCTATTTCTGATGTGCAACAAACAACAAGTGAACTAAAGAAAACAACTACTGAAATAGAAGAAAAAGCTGGGAAAATCAGTGAGAAGTTAAAGAATGTAGAAACAAAGGTTAATAGTGATAAAACTGGTGGACGTAACCTTTTATTAAAATCAAATGTTAAATATGAAAAAACAGACTATCTAATCAATCAATATTCTCTAACTGAAAATTTCTTTGCGGGTGAGGAATATACCTTTGTAATTAAAGGAAGTGTCCCACAAGGGCAGAAATTTGGAATTTGGCAGAATGATGGGTCTAGCAATGTTGGATATGCAACAAGTGTTTACGCTAATGGAATAACTTATGTAACCTTTAAAGCTGTTGTGGCTACAAGTGGAAATGAACGAAAGTTAAGCTTATATAACTATCCGAGTAGTACTACGAAATCTATTGTGGAATGGGTTGCCTTGTATAAAGGGAATAAGCCGCAGGATTGGACGGCACCTCCTGAAGAGCAGGTAACAACAGATGAATTTACCAAGAAAACAACTGAGATTGAAAAAAGTGTGGATGGCGTAAAAAACACTGTAACCAGTGTTCAAAATAGCCAAGCTGGATTCGAAAATCGTATGACTACAGTAGAACAAACAGCAACTGGATTATCTTCTACAGTGAGCAATTTAAATAATGTAGTATCAGATCAAGGGAAACAGCTTACTGATGCAAATACAAAACTCGAACAACAGGCAACAGCAATTGGGGCGAAAGTCGAGCTAAAACAAGTAGAAGATTATGTTGCTGGATTTAAGATACCTGAGTTGAAACAAACAGTTGATAAAAATAAACAAGATTTGTTGGGCGAATTAGCTAACAAGCTTGCGACAGATCAATTTAATCAGAAGATGACTTTAATTGATAACCGTTTCACTATCAATGAACAGGGGATCAATGCAGCAGCGAAAAAGACAGAGGTATATACAAAAACGCAAGCAGATGGACAATTTGCCACATCATCTTATGTAAGAGATATGGAAACCCGTCTTCAGTTAACGGAAAAAGGCGTTAGTATATCTGTAAAAGAAAACGATGTAATCGCAGCATTCAATATGAGTAAAGAAAACATTACTTTGAATGCAAATAGGATTAACTTAGTAGGTTTTATTACAGCAAATCATATCAAAGGAAAAGTTTTAGAAGGAGTAACACTTAAAACGAGTGGAAACAGATTTGTTGAAATAAATAAACAAGACATGAAGATTTTCGATTTAGATAAGCCACGTGGTTATATAGGATTTATGGAGACAAATGATGGAAGTATTCAACCTTCATTAGTCCTTGGTTCTGATAATAGAAAATACGTTGGTACAGGATCATTTTATATTTATCAAGTCATGCCGCGAATTAATGGAGTCGATCAACCTTCTAAAGCGTATGCAAAATTTGGGGTTTCTAAAGGAGAAAATGCAGACGGAACTAATATTTGGTCAAATTATATTCAAATGCAGAATGACGGTGGACATCTGAGCGTATATTCAGATGGACAATTTCGTTTTCAAAACTTGAATGATATTATTTTTGAATCTGAAGGATGGGCTCCAGGATATGGTTACTTCTCTGTAACTACAACTGAACCGCATATTTTTAACAATAACAAGGGACAGTTTACTTTCAAAAGAAAAGGCAGTGACTATAAAATACATTTCATAAACGGCGCCACCGATCATGATTTAATCATGGGTAATGCAATGATAAGATCAAGTTTTGTACAAGGTTATAACAACGGATTACAGATTAAAGATATGATGGGGCAAGGATGGAAAGATATAGAATTAAGAACACTAAGAGCGCAAGAAAATATAAGTGCTACTGGTCAAATGTGGGCGAAAGCATTTAATCCTACATCAGCTAGAAATATGAAAGAAAATATAAAAGATATTCCTTTCTCAGCTCTTGATAAAATCATGAGTTTAGCTATCAAACAGTACAACTTTAAGGATGATATATATGATCTGTATCAAATGCGTGTGAACAAACCAGAGGAACAAACGGAACCATATACAACAAAAGAAATTGAAACGTATTTCGGTATGATTGCAGATGATACGGACGATATATTTACAGATAAAGGGAAACGGGCCATTAATTTATATAATACTGTTTCTATTTTTATTGCAGCTTTCCAACAGCAATTTCATGAATTTAATGAAGTATTAACTACTGTTAAAAGTGAAAATAAACAATTAAAAGAGCAAGTTGCAACACTGACAAACGATGTGTCTACATTAAAAGAATTAGTACAAAAATTAATAACTGAAAAACCGGAGCAGCCATAAGCTGGTCTTTTTTTATTGCCTAAAAAGGAGATGAGAAGATTGCCGGAACATGAAAATCATGATGATTTTACAAAAGTAATTATTGGATTAACGAGGGTAGAAACGAAAATTGATGGTCTCGGTAATGTTAGAGAGCTCGCGATTGAAGCACAACAGTCGGCCAAAAGTGCTCATTTACGCGTTGATCGATTAGATCGCCTTGTATTTTGGATGGGAACGACAGTGGTTGGTTCACTTATTGCTGGTGCAGTTGCATTACTATTTAAATTTGCTGGGAAGTGATCGTATATACGGTCACTTTTTTTATTGAGAGGAGGTGAGAGTATGAGGAACTTTGATGCAGCTTCAATTAGTCGCTATGTCGTATTGGTGATTGCTGTGATTAATAGTGTCTTAAATCTTGTGGGATACCAAACGATTGATGACAAAATCACAAACGATTTAGTAGCCGTGATTACAGGAGCATTCACTTTGTATATGGCTTGGAAGAACAACTATTTGAGCAACAAGGGATTACAACAAAAAGATGTATTAGAAAAAAATGACTTACATTAAAAGGAGATGTTTAATAATGGAAATCAGAAAAAATTTAGTTGATGCGAGTAAATATGGTACTAAGTGCCCTTATACAATGAATCCAGAATTCATTACTGTCCACAATACTTATAACGATGCTACAGCAGCAAATGAAGTAGCATATATGATTCGTAATGATAATCAAGTCTCGTTTCATATTGCGGTAGATGATAAAGAAGCTGTACAAGGAATTCCTTTAGAGCGTAACGCTTGGCATTGCGGTGACGGTGGTGGTAACGGAAATCTTAAATCTATTGGAATTGAAATCTGCTACTCTTTAAACGGTGGAGATCAATATTATAAAGCAGAAGATAATGCAGCTATCGTTGTAGCTCAACTCATGAAACAGTACAATATTCCAATTAGTAAAGTTCGCACACACCAATCATGGAGTGGAAAGTATTGCCCTCATCGTATGTTAGCAGAAGGACGTTGGAATAGCTTTATTGAAAGAGTCCAAAATGCATATAACGGTGGAGGTAATAATGTACCCCAAACTCCTATTCCACCGTCATCTAGTGGGACAGGTATTGCATATATTGAGGGGAATAATGTTAACCTTCGTAAAGGACCTGGTACTGGATACGGGGTTATTCGTCAATTAGGGAAAGGAGAATGCTATCAAGTATGGGGTGAGTTGAGTGGGTGGCTAAACTTAGGTGGCGATCAGTGGGTATATAATGATTCATCATATATTCGTTATACAGGAGAAAATGCACCAGCACCTTCTAAACCTTCAATTGATGGCATTGGTGTAGTAACTATTACAGCTGATGTATTACGCGTTCGTACTGGTCCAGGAACTAACTATGGTGTCGTAAAAAATGTGTACCAAAGTGAAAGATATCAGTCTTGGGGATATAGGGAGGGTTGGTATAATGTTGGTGGCGACCAATGGGTTTCGGGTGAATATGTGAAGTTTGAAAAATAAAACATATTACTATACAAAAGAATAGTTTGTTTAACAAAAATAAAAGCCGCCCTGAGGCGGCTTTTTTAGTTTATATTAATTAGTTCATCAAACTTAAATTCAGTATTCAGTCCAAATGCATCTGTACAATATACAGTTCGCATCATTGGTTCGATATGTAATACATTTATGTACATGTCGTGAACTAGTCCGTCACGATAGTATGAAATTAATATTGCCTCTTTATTTTGCATTGAATGAATAAGTCCACGCTCAATCTGTTCACGCATATCTTCTGTGATCATTGGTTTAGTAACCGTATTCAAATTGTTTATCATTTCCTTAATTCTGATAAATTGTTCTGGAAGTGAAGCAAACGGTCTCCACTTGACCATCTTATCAAGACTTTTTTGGATTGTCATAGCTATATGAATTTTTTTATCATTGTACACACACAT